CGGGCAGATCCCAGTCGCGCTGATCGAGATCGCTGAGTAGCTCGCCGAGCTTGACCTCATCCCATTCGCCCGAGATTTTATTCAGTGCGATGTTGAGCGCCTTCTCAGCGTCTTCGTCGAGCGTGACCTTGATCACAGGCACCTCGCTCATCGCTAACTCGAGCGCGGCTGCGACTCGCTGATGACCGCCGACGATCCGACCGGTGCGCTCATTGAGAACGACAGGCTCGACAAAGCCCCAACGTTCGATACTGCGCTTGAGCGCGCTCATCTGGTGATCGGTTATCTTGCGCGGGTTATAGTCAGCCGGCACAAGCGCGGCCGGGTCCATTTGATGCACCTTCATGCAAAAGCCCTCCTTGTGTGGCCTATCGCACAAGTCGAATAGCTGCTCAACCCCTGAGATGTATCTGAGACAGCCCACGTTGAGCCGTGTGCTCGATTGAGATCTCACGCATGTCGTCGGCAGGGTGTCACGCTTCAATCGCACTGGGGTCGAATCTGGGCTGCTAAAAAAGTTTGAACCCCGCTACGCTGGAGAACTTTTAGGAAGAAAGAAGCGTGGCGGGGTTCCGGTCGTGATGGGCTGCGGTTTGGAGTTCGCAGGCGATCTACCTGATGCCGACCCATTACCTGAGCCGGCACCGTATGTAAAGGTCAGCGAGTTGCTTTGAAAATTACCTCGGTGTCTTTGTCGGTGAACACGTCGAATCCTTGATGATCGCCAAACATCGCATCTTGAAGCGCATCGGCTCGATCAGCGAAAAGCGTGAGCGGCGTGATGTGCCAGGTGTCGCGTGGGTGAGCCGGGTGCCCGCCTTGGTTTTCGAATGTGGTGCAAACCACAAAGCCGCCGTCCATTTTTGCAACGGCAAGCTCTTTGCCGGCTGCATTGAATCGCCCGACAAAGACGACTCGGTTGTTCACTGACCAAGTTTCTTTTTTGTTCAAGTTGCTCATGATGTTCTCCTTATCTGAGCTTGGTTTAGTTTTTGTTAAGCCGGTCGGTCGTGACGTTGATCACATTGAGCAGCGCAGCGACGCGCTCGGGGCGTGCATTTTTGTCGCCCTTCAAGCGTGCATATTCAGCGGCGAGAGTTTCGAGTAGTTGCTGATCGTTCATCTTGTTCTCCTTCTTCCTGATTCTGTTCTGGACTAGCGTCGTCTTATTTGCAAGTCGATAACGACACAAATCGACATTGGGATGAAAAAACCCTGGCCCCAATCTGGCCCCGACCCTGGCCTGATCAGGCCCGTCGCCATGCGATCAGGCAGTCGGCTGCGACGTAGACATCGAGAAGATGCTGCTTACCCTGTTGAAGGAACAGGCGAACGCTGCCGTCGGCTTGCACCTCGTTAGCCGTAAGCAGGAAATAGCGACCGCTCTCGCCAAAGGTTTTCTCGGTGGGGTCGTTGTAAATCGTGCGCCACGGCAGGGCGTGCTCAGATCCGGCGGGTGCGAAGAGCATCGCCGACTCAGGGA